AATAGTTTCATATAGTGTTAGTGGACTTCCGCCCAGTTACTTCCCGACTTTGCTTCAGCAGCAATTGGGATTCGTAAATTGTAGTATTCACCAGCGCGTACAGCACTGTGTTCTAGATTGAACATCAAGTCTTTGATGTCCTTTTCTTCTGCTTCAAATTGTAATTCATCATGAATGAATGCAAGTTGTCTAGTAGTTTCTGGTAGATTTTCATTGGCAATTAACATCCATCGTTTTGCTATCGTCGCTGCTGACCCTTGGAGGAGGTAATTGAGGGCGATATGCCCCTTGTCAACGCTGAGCTTACGACCGTCGAGTGCACGGACGAAACCTCTTTCCGCAGCCCGTTTAACAGCCTTAAGGAGATCGGAAAGACCTTCAATGGCGTCAACATAAGCTTTGCGAATTTCTTGACCCTTTCTTTTTGCTTCAACTTCCCCAAGGCTACCATCGAAGGATGTGCCGATCTTTTGATTTCCTGCTCCATATAAGAATGCGTAGGTAACTGTTTTAACTTCTCTTCTACTGATTCCAATTTTATCTGCATTTTCTTGGTGGATGTCGCCATTAAGTAAGATATCCGCGTACCTACCGTCGTCATACTTAGCGAGATAATGTGCCAGCATACGTAACTCAATACCCGAAAGATCAGCCCCAACCATAACCATCCCTGGCGTAGGTAAAAACAAAGACCTAAATCTTTCATCGCTCGGTACCTGTGCTAAATTAGGATTTCTATGACTACATCTATGTGTAGCACACCCTACAGAACAGTGATGATGAATCCTGCTAGACGTCGTACATAATTTGCTCCATGCGTTCACGCCTTCTGAGATCATCCCAAGCTTCTTTGTCAGATCTAAAAGTTTCAGACATTGCTTCGAGAAGGGTGAGCTTATCTCTTTCAGAATAATCTCGTCTATAATAGGCTTCCCAGTAGTTGTCATCTGGGTTGGTGTCCAGCCAAAATGTGTCTGGAGTATCCATGCGATATGATCTCTTGATGTAGGGTTAAATTCTTTTAATCGTTGTAGTTCTGCGCCTTCGACATATCCTTGGCGTGAGTTATTTCGTTTAGGAGTGAACAACGCTCCTGCAACGTAAGGGAATTGTTTTCGAAGTAACTCAGTAGTTTCTTCCAGCTCTCTTCGGAGAGTTGATTCAAGTTCTTGAGCTCCTCGTTCATCAAAGTACCATCCATGTTCCTCCTGTTGTTGTAATATGTGGGCTACCTGGTGTTCTAACGTAATCCACTCAGGTATGGGTGGAAGTGGTCGCATAGTTTTTTAGTAACAGCAACATCTTGTTTACAGTAATCTTCTAATTCTTGACTCCATTCTTTCCAATCAGTATTTTTTCCATATTCTCCTTTGTACTCTCCTAATCTATAACCATATGCTTCAAGTGAATGACGTCCATACAGCTGAAGTGGCATATGACTCCAATTACGATCTTTATCTAGTGACATAAGTCGTGGATGATAGAGGCGACTAAGGAGCAGGGTATCAATAACAGTGCCAAGAGGCTTAAAGAATGGATAGAGTTTACGAATAACTGGTATATCATAACCAATAATGTTATGGCCAACAATAGTCGAAGCTTGTTCGAGGTACTGTATTGCTCGAACAATAGGAGACGACATACCTTTACCAGCTCCCGTTGGGTTTTTCCAATTACATTCATCATTACAAGACTGAATTTCATCTGTCTCTGAATCATAGTATGCAATACAGTGGATACAGGTAACATCATTTAGTAATCCGTTAGCCTCCAGATCGAATACAATAGTTCTACCGTCCGTTCCATCGAAAGGTTTTATCTCTGAATTGTGCTTTTTCAACGGCTTCTTTAGTAGGTGGTTTAGGTTTCTTTAAATATTCATACCATGGGTGTTTGTAACCTCCGTTTTCAAAAATCTGTGGTTGGGTTGAATTCGGGTTGAGTTTCATGTTCGATAAATCTACAGGTGTTAAGATCGTACTCTAGTTCGCATGCTTTGCCAGTTTCGCCAGAATAGCGGTTTTTAAGAATTCTAACTGTCGTAAAACTTCTAGCAGCATCGGTCTGCTGATCTCTTTCGAGGGCAATGACTTGATCGCTAAGTTGAGCAATTGCAGCAGATCCTCTAAGTTGTCCCAGGGTGACCCGTGCTCCTTCTTCATGATTTTGATCGCTATTTGTTCTTCTAAGGTGAGATACAAGGAATAATGCTATGCCTGTACGTTCTACTAAAGATCGTAGTCTGGTCATAGTGGTGTCTATCATTCTCCGTTCATCACCATCAAGACCACTTAAGAGAATTGAGAGGTGATCCAAGAATACCACCTTACAATCGAGTCCGGTCGCCATGTATTCGATTCTGTTATATATGACATCTGGATCAAAACTTCCAAACCCATCAAAACAATAAAGATTCCAATTGGCAATACTACGCTCAAAGGCATCTCCGAGTTCTTCTTCTGAGTGCTCACCTATGTGAAGGGGTTTTTGTGCAACGACAGACATGAGTCCGAGGGCGGTTCTCCTATTACTTGATTCAAGTTCCAGGATCCCAACGCATTCACCTTGGTCACATAGTCTAGCTGCAAGCTCCCTACAGAATGATGTTTTTCCTGTACCAGAGCCCGCAGTAATTGTTGTAAGCTCTCCATACCTGATCCCGTGTAATTTCTCCTGTATTCCTTTGAAGTGATACTCATGTTGACATGGTTGTTGTGGTGTTGTGACTAGTGTTTTTAATGATTTTCCATCAATAATTCCATCTGGTCGATAGGGTTTCGCGTCCCATATTGCCTTCCTTACAGCCTCGGAATCATTTTCCTGTAGTGCTTCCGAAGCATCCTTGTACCCTTCGAGTCTAGCGACTTTAACCTTACCTGGCGGTAATACCGAGCAAGCTTCTTCTGCCGCCTGCCTTCCAGCATCATCGCTATCGAAGAATAATACGATCTCATCATACCCTTGGAAGAGCGGTATCTGTTTCTGTATATCCTTCTTTGCCGACGCTGCACCATGCGGTAAGGATACCATAGGCCATCCAGGCATGCATTCATAACAGCTCGCAGCATCTAATTCACCTTCAGTAACAACAATGCGTTTACCAGAACTAGGAAAGCGATGCTGAGCGAATAAGGTATTAGTGGAAATTCCTTCATATCTAAAGTCCTTGCGTTTGTTTTTGGTTTTAACTCCCTGCAGAACTCCATCTTCTGTGAAGTAAGGGAATCTTAAGGTTGAATCATACTGATAGATTTGATAGAATTGACATGTTTTTTGTGATATATTCCTCTTCTGCAGCCGTTCGGCTGAGCCTTTAAGGTGGATTTTGTCGCTCATTTGATGAGTGTGATTGTCCATATCGCCTGATGTACGACTATGACAGACGAAACAAAAAGTGTGTCCATCAGTGTATAAGCTATTTGCATCTGATGATCCACACGTGTCGCAAGGTAAGTGCCTTACGAATTCAGATTCCATAATTGTATAAAACCAACTCGTCTCTTTTCTTTTGATCCTCTAGATAAGAACCTCTAGATCTCATTGTATATGTTAAAGGGTAAGTATCGACAGACCATTTGCTGTTGAATCTATCCTTAATCATACAGGAATCATTATAAGAAATTAATTGATGACCTTTATAATAAGAACAGTTTTCAGCAAAGACATCATGATTAAATGCTTTATGCATTGAACCCTTCTTACCATATAGATTAGATCCAATCTCATAAGGAGGATCTAAATAGGTAAATATACTAGGATCATTTGTTAGTAACTCTTCATAAGACTGATTGGTTATCTTCCAATCCTTTATAATCTTCTGATAAGCAGGTAGTTTACTGATCCCTCGCATAGAGAAATTAGATACACTAGCTTGCTTAGAGAATGAGGATGACTCAGATAAACCAGAGAAAGAACACTTATTGATTATATAGAATCGGATAGCGTCCTTGAACTCGTCACCATCGGTGCCTATATGCTCCTTAGCGTGGCGAAACAGACGCTTAGCATCCTCTGGTATAGAATGCGCTACTTTCAATGCTTCTAAGAAGTTTGAGAGTTCATCTCCTTTCTCTTGTAATTGCTTCCAGAAATTATATACTGGATAGTATAAGTCGTTAACCCAGACTTTTATATCCGGATAACGTTTTGTTATTTCAATTGACATAGACCCTCCACCTAAGAAGGGTTCACGCCATTCGGTGTATCCGTTAAGATCAGGTAGGAAATGACTAAGCTTTTTCAGTGCTCTAGATTTCCCACCTGGATAACGTAGTGGTGTCTTCATCGTTCGATTAACCAATCAAGTGGAATGTTTTTAAATGAGGTCCATGGTATATCGTATTTTTCACACCACTGAGCGTATGTAGTTTTTGATCGTTTATTTATGGTGTTAAAGGGTGATTGAAAGACCATACGCAGATCTATATCTGGATTCTGTTCTTTAACACTTTTTATTTTCCTTCTGTCCTCTCCGTCCCAGTATCCCTTACACTCTAGAACAACGCCATTAGGGAGTATAAAGTCAGGTGTGTAGTTGTGCGGGATCGTATAAGAGAACTTAGTTTTTTCATATTCAAAGGTAACATCTAGGTTTAATAATAGATCAGCTACTTTCTCTTCTAGTTGAGAACGGTATTTAGAAGTCTTCTTCTTCGGTCGTGTCATCTGTAGTAGGAGTAACGTTCGGATCGCTTGTCTTAAAGCCTGAGGTTCTCCCGAATAGTTCAGCGACTTCGTTCGCATCTAAATCTCCAGTATCTACTCCAGCTTCTCCTTTTACTGAGACAACTTGTACGCCAACCAGCTTAAGAGAACTGCCATAGGTAACCCCATCCCGTAGAATGTAGGGCTTCTGATAGAAAGCCAACTTAACAGTCGATCCGCCATACAAAGGTGTTTTAACATCAGTAATAGGTGTGCCTTCCGTGTCTACCACGGGTGGTCTATTCTCTTCATTCCAAGAGAATTTAATTTTATAGTTCCCAGTACTAACCTCTTCCCATGGTTCTGGTTTGAGTGTACTACGCTTGGGATTTTTCAGTTTTGATTCAGCCCACTTGAGTACTTCTGCTCGTTCTGTTTCTAATAAATTGATTATATCATCTCCAACTACAGCAGCTAGAGAATAACCAAACTTACTAGGTGCAACAACAGCTTGAAATCCTTCAAGGGTTACGGGTTTGTCAGTTTTGTGTATAGTTCTACTCACCAGTAAGTGCCTCTTCTAGTGATTGTGGTTCGTTGAGTGCAGAGAGCTCCTTCTTAAGGGTCTCACGGTATCCTGAGAGCTCCTCGATACGATGATCGATAGCTTCTATACGTTGTTGGGTTGCGTCCTTCTCAGCCTGTTTAAGCCTCTCTTCAGAGACCACAACAATTCTAGTTGGAGCAAATGCGTAATCAAATAATGAATACATTGGTGTTAATTCGGGTTTGTGCAAGTTTAAAATAGTCAGGATCTTTTTCAATCCCGATGAATTGTCTGCCTGTATTCTTACAGGCTATACCAGTTGTACCTGATCCCATGCAGTTATCAAGTACTACATCATTTGGATTAGAGTAAGTGTTGATTAACCACTCACAAATTGATACAGGTTTTTGTGTAGGATGTACTTGTTGTTGAGCAGAGAAATCTCTACTAACATTTCTAATAGACTTAGGGTAACGTGTGCCTATATTAGTAAATTCTGTACGAGGTTTCAATCCATACCCATGGTCATTCTTACGGCCTACATATCCGCTTGAATCCTTACTCTTTCTTGAGTAGGGTTCCCCTTCTTCCATGATTGGGTTGTATAACCCACCTGGTTCTTGAGAGAAGATCATGATGTTCTCATGAACCTTCATTGGGCGCCGCTTAGCAAGACCTGGTGATCCACACTTATTCTTATTCCATATTAATTCATAACGAAACCAATCTAATTTAGATGTAATAAGTAGTGAAGTAAATGGTTGAGATCCGAATAAGATAATATTACCTTTAGGTTTTACAATCCTACCATAAATAGACCAAAGTGTATTGAAGTCTAATACTTGATCCCATTTAATAGACGTAATACCATAAGGTGGATCACAGACTACTAAGTCAATGGAGTCAGTAGATAACTTATCCATTTCTACAAGGCAATCACCGTTAATAATCATAACTGCTCATACCCATTATGAG